CATGCAATGAACTCTAGTTTTTTAATGATACGGCGACCACCGAGATCTACACTCTTTCCCTACACGACGCTCTTCCGATCTGGTATAATAAAAAGTAGTTTTGCCGATTTTTTTCTGCATAAAATCAGAAAAAGAATTTTTTACGTTTCCGTTTAATAAGGCATCAATGCTGCTGGTCGAATACTCTGCGGGAGTTGTCATTTTGCTATCCCACGCAATGTTTTCTGTTTTCGCGTCTTTAAGTGCAAGAAGCGTTCTTCCTTTGCCATTTAATTCCGGTTCGTAATTATGTTTTGAGACAAGAAAAGCAGTATAAACGCCAGCGACGGAGATATAAACGGTATCGCCTTCTTTGAGGTTAGAAATCTCGTCCGCAATCGCAGTAGCATTGCAAGAAGCAGAAAGGCTCGCAACTGTAGCTGTAATCGTTGCATTTCCGCTGTGTAAATACGTAACGTTGCAGACAGATACGCCGCGTTCGTTCTTGATGACATTCAGCTCAACGATACCAGCGGGAGATGCATTCCAAACAATAACAGGGGAATCGGCAGATGCAGGGGTAAGCGTTGCAGTGAGCGTGATCGTGTCGGAAGGATGTAAGTAAATCTCAGAAGCATCGATTTGTAACGAATCAACATCTTCAATCATATACCCGGTAACGGAGCCCTTGAAGCTACCATTAAACGTGTAAGAAACATCCGTGATCAACAAGTTAGAAGAATATCCAAACTGATGATTGAGCTTGACAAAATCAAGAGCATCGTTGTGTGGGCTGGCACGATAAGACAGGGTAGCTTTTCGACGATTAGAAAGCACTTTATAGCTTTCAGTTAGAACATTCTTTGGCTGGGAGACGACGGAAGAAGAGATAAGCGCATTATTTACACTTTGCGTAACGCCATCGCCAGTAGCACCATTCGGATACAATGACGAAACTCCATTTAGAGAGTAAGAGATGTTTTTTAACTTATTAGAAAAAGTGATTTCCGGATACTGATAATCATTGATTTCAGTGATTTCATAAATGTCGGACTTGTTTTCAGGAAGGTACGGAACCCGGTCAATCCGAATCTCACCGTTTCTTGTCTGATACAAAGCCATACCGGCTGCGTTAGCAGAAAGCTGTAGCACATCAGCGTTTTTATACGAAGAATTTCCGTTGTTAAAATCAGCTGTATAATCCTTCAAAGATTCATTGATGTAATAGCTGATACCGGAAACATCAAGAAGTTCCAAAGCGTCATAACACATTTCGTATAAAGTTCCGCTTTTCCTTCCGGTATATAGTGAATCGATTAAAAACACCAAAGCATCTCGAGCTTCAAAGGAAGCGGTAATGCCATTAGAAGGAATGTTCCAACTAGAAAGGTAAAACTTACCTCCGTTAATCCATTCAGTCTGTCCGTCCAAGTCCATGCCATACTTTACAAAAACAGCTTGGCGTTCATACAGATACTTGTAGAGACCGTCTGGGTTGATAGGATTCCATTTTTGATCGCTGTTATCAACGGAAAAAGAAATTGAATCCTTGGAAAGTTGACCGGAAATTGGGTCTCGCTTTGATTTATGGGAATACGACAGAAGGTCTGTTTTGCTAAATTTCACACGTTGTCCAAATTCCACTTGCGAGATACGAGCTCTTCGGTTTGGAATACACCATTCAAGAATTTCAATAATAACCAAATCATAATTGGAAATCTCAAATTCAATTGAAGTTTCGGCGGAATCGTTGTTGTCAATTTGCTTTTCCAAAAGAAGAGCGGTTCCTTTGTAAGCGGAAACTTTAAATGATTTTGCCCATTCATTTAAAATTTCAGACCAAATGATTGTCAGACCCGGTATTTTTTCTTCGTGGCTTTTACTAAAAGAAAATGTGATGGTTGGATGATTGGAGCTTGATACGCATTCACCGCTTACATAGCCGCATTCTTGATACGGTTCAGAATTCGGGACGATATCAAAGCTTCCATCTAAAACCCAAAAATTAGTTTCAGCAGTCGCGTAATTTCCAGAAGTGGAAATGTCCAGGTCGGTGATGGATGCCGCATTACTAAACACGGTTTGCGAACCTGAACTTGCAATAGCGTCCGTTTGCGCCGCATCATCAGCTGCATGATAAGTAATCTGAATAAAAGTTTCGGGTACAAGCGTATTATTATATTGTGAAAGCCACTTATCGGACGGCTTTACAGACATATAAAATCACCACCTTTAGACCTCAACCAGGCTCAAAGAACAATCCGTCCAGCCCATCACATTTCCGGTGTTTGGGCCCCTTCGCCACATTCCGGCTGTTCGATCGGAAACATACATCTGACGTGTGGAATAAGAAGCTGTTGCTTGATTGTAAAATCGTACCGTGCAATAAAAGTTTGTAGTGAATGGGCCGATGACGGAAGCCCATTGTTTTGCGGTAAGGTATTTCCACTTAAGAGCCACTTTTGCAACATCGTGTCGAACCACAGAGCCAACAACCTTGCCTTGCACGTTTCGGCCAGAATCAACGATGGTTGAAGTCGTTGCGCTATAAGAGGAAGGCTCTGGCAAATCTACGCCGTTCACTGATACAAGAGCTTGCATAATTCACCGTTCCTTCCTTAATAGCTATACACTTCCGTCCCCATGATTTGCACGCCGCGGTCAGCCTGCTGCTTTTCAACCGAAGCGGTAATCTGCTTTCCGTCAATGAACAGCCTGACTTCCTTGCCGCCGGTAATTTCGTCACCATAGCGCTGGAAAATATCAAGAAACGCATTATAGCAGCCGTTGTAAACCGCGCCTTGCAGGTCGGAAGAGCTTGTTGACCCGGATGATGTATTGCTGTAGTATCCATTTGCAGAAGTGGTGGAACCTGTAGAAGCATCGTATTCAGGGGTTCCGACGTAAGAAGAATTGTCAGTTGAATATTTCCCACCGAGATTGCTCACAATACCCGCAATCGCAGCGCCTAAGGCAATTGCGGCCGCGCCCACAATAAGCGCTACAGGAATGCCGAAAACTGTAGACGAAAGCGCACCGGCAATAGAAGTAAGAAGGCCAACAAACGCAGAGCCAACACTTCCAATCAAGCCGCCCATTGCAGCAAAAATTTCAGGGAAAGAGCTTACAAGACCACCGAAAAGGCCTTGACTGATCGCAGTGCCAGTGGTAGCTAAAGGCACCTTCAACGCGCTAATTGATGTAGAAATCGTAGTTCCAAGATTGGAAACGCTCTTTACGATTTTTCCAAAATTGCTTGTTATGCCGCTCCAGATAACCTTGCCAACTTTTAACGCTTCGTTAAACAAGGTTTTGGATGCATCCTTCAAAATTCCAGCAATGTTGGAAATAAAGCTTTGTGCATATGCTTTTACCTGATTTCGGTTGCCTTCTCCCATCGCCTGCCAGATAATAGCAGCGGCAGTTGTACCAATTGTTTTTAAGTCGCCGTTCTGCACAGCATTCCAAAGATTCTGCACTGTGCCGAAGAAGTCATTCTGCAAGCCGGAATCAAGTTCTTGCCACTTGCTGTCCAGACCATTGAAGAAACCATCAACAAAATTCGTTGCAGTGGTCGCGCCATAGTCAATCATCTCGTTGCCCTTCTGTTGAACAACGTTTGCCAGATTGGTCATAGCTTGTTCAACATAAGAAAGTGCTGCAGTGATACCGTTTGCAAGGCCTTGATCGACATAAACGCCGATTTGGTGAAACACTTGCGAAGGAGAATGAATTTCAAGCGCATCTTTGAAGCCATTGACAAAACCATCAGTGAAGCTCTTAATACCATTTGTAACGGTACTCCATGCATCTTTTAGGCCGTTGATTAGGCCATCCCAGATGAATTTGCCAAGCTTTCTCAATTCGTCAGGAAGCTTTTTGAACTCACCGACAATAGACGAAATGATTTTTGGAACTTCAATAACAACGAAAGCTATCATGCGCTCCCGCCATTTAGAAATAACGTCAAGAGCTTTGAGAATTGCAGTCCAAATATTTCCCGGCAGTTCTTCAAAAAACTTAACAACAGACGAAACGATTTTTGGAACTTCGGTTGTTACAGTAACGACCATGTTTCCAACCCACTCCCCGATTTTGCCGACGGCAAATCCAAGGGCATAGCCGATTTTTTCAGGAAGAGAGCTGAACCACTCGCCAATGCTATTTATGACATCTCCAACCTTTCCGGGAAGAGAAGTCATAAAATCAATGGCCGCATTCCACTTGGTAACGATAATTTGCTTGATGGCTTCAATGCGCTGCTCAAAAACATTTTCGACATAATGCATTTTAATGTCGGCTTCTGCAGCAGCATCTGTTTTTTCACCGCTCTCTTTAGCGCCCCATTTGATACCAGCCCAGTGAAGAACAAGGCCAATACCGACACCAGCAGCGGCAACGGCTCCAGCAACAGGAAGGCTTGCGCCAACAAGCAATGCAACGCCAGCACCAGCAACACCGCCAAAAATTCCCATCAAAGCAGCAATGATGGTGTCAAGAACCGGAAATTCTTTCAGCTTTTCGCCAAGAGAGAATGTAATTCCCGCAAAGGTAATAAGACCTGCAAGACCGATAGAAAGCGTTGCGGCTGTACCAGTGGCTACCCCAAGATTGGTAAGTAGTGTGATACCAGTAATAGAGCCGAATGCCGTTGTTAAAGCAGCCTGAATCCATGTGCTTGCATCGCCAAGATTGGCTTCGCCGGTACCAAGCGCATAAGTAAGACCTGCAAGGCTTGCCACAAAAGCGATACCCATGCCAAGCGTAATGCCATCCGCGCCCATTGTGCGCCAAAGAACAAAAGAACCAAACGCAGCAGACACCACTTCACCTAAAAGCTCAAGAGGGTTTCCAGTAGAAGCGTAACCTTTGGCAAAGCTAAATACCAACGAAGCTTCAATAACAACAGTCGCAATTGAAAGAGCCAGCTTTTGCAAGTCAGTCATTTTGGAGATTGCGGTCGCAACATCTGTCAAAAAATCAACAATTTTCCACAATGCAAGCGCAGCAGTGACAGCGCCGATGATGGGGAGCATATCCTTGATTTTCTGCTTAATAGCATCGATCTGCTTTGCGAACTCTTCATTGTACTGCTTGAACATATCGTAGCCGGACAGGTCTACATCGCCCAAGATGTTTCCAGCAGATGCGCCGCTGCCAGAACCAGAACTTCCCTGTGTGGGGTCAATGATGTTCAGTTCATCAAAGCCCATCGTGTAGTCCTTGAGGGCTTTGGCGGCTTTCTTTGTCGAATCGGCCGTGTCATCCATTGCGTCACCGATGCCACCAACGCTGTCAGCGCTTTTAGTGAAATCAGTAAACACGACCTTCACACCCATCAGCTTTGCAACCCACTGGACAAATTCTCGGATAAGTTGGACGGCCGCAATCAGCGGGGGAAGAATGGATTTCATGGCAGGGTAGAGCAGAGAGCCAACAGACTTCGCCAACATATCTAACTGCGCTTTCAGAATCTTAATCTGGTTCGCAGGGCTTTGGATGGTCTGTGCAAGGTTGCCCTGCACATTGGCAGTCTGCTTCATAATGGCAATGTAACGCAGAACCGCCTTATCCGCCTGAGACAGACTAGAAACCTGCTTGTTAAAGCCCAAGGCTAGAAGCTCCTGCTGCAACCGTGCCTGAGACAGGTCAACGCCCAAACGGCGAATAGGCTCAATCTCGCCAGAGATTGCGGAGGACATTGCGGTAAAGGTCTCTGCAACGTTTTTGTTCCAATAGGAACCTTCGTCATAGGCAAGCTGGGTCAGATTCTTAGACAGAATGTATGCTTTGTCGCTGGTCAGACCAAACGAAGTACCCAAGCTCTGGATGGTAGCCATGTAGGTCATCGCTTTGGTCGGGTCAACGCCAAGCAAACCCTGCATCTTGCTAATGAGCGTATCGGCTTCACCGCTCAGATTACCCATAGCATTATGGAACAAGTCCGTTGCTTCGTAGAAGTCGTTAAACTTCGCAACAGCGTTGCCAAGATACTCAGCGATAGCTTTCAACGAAACTAGCTTTGCCATGTTTCGCATAAAGCCGTTCATCTGATTGGACAGACTGAGATAGCTCTTACGCTGCTTTTCGTTGGCAGCGGTCACACGGTTTGCCTGTGTGACCACTTTGCTCAACTGCGACGGCAGCTTTGCAAAGGCGTTGCCAACCTTGTCAAGCTGCGAAGCAAGGGGAGTGAGAGCAGTAGAAATCTTCTGGCAAGAGCTTGCAAAAGAATCAAGGTCTGTCGCTTTCAGCTTGTCGGTCAGGTCAGGAACCTTCCCGATCGCATTGAAAGCACTGCCAAGAGCTTTAAGGTTCGATGCGTCCAGAATGGACAGGGGAGCCAAAGCGTTCGTGAGCTGAGTAATGCTTCCAGACATGGAGTAAAAGTCCACGCCGTTCAAGCCAGACACAGCCGCAGGGATCTTCTTGATTGCATTCACGACCGTGTTGATGCTTTTTGCGCTTGCGGTCGTGTTGACATTGGAAAGCCCATTCAGAAAGCTGGTGATTTTGTCCAGCCCAGACATTCCGGCAGATGCCTGTTTCAGCGTTGCAATGGAACCGGCCAGCTTGTCAAGGCTGTTTACAACCTTTGTGACGTTGCCCTTTGTACGCAAATTAGAAATGGCGGTAGCGAGCTTGTCGATATTAAGCTCTGCGCCCTGCGATTCCGCAGAAATCTCTACGGATAAGCTCGTAATATCAACATCAGCCATCACTACCACCATCACTTTCCATCATAGAGAACATCATTCTCTTGATTCGCTCCTGCGCCTCAACTGCGCGTTGGTATTCATACTCGTCTTTCTCCTTTTGGGTAAGGGGAATCGGTCTATCCATGTACTTGATGGGGCTAGACCCTTTCTTTCGGAACATATTGCCAACCGTAGAGGAAAGCGCAGATGCCATGTAAAAGCCATTTCTCCACGCTTCTGTGTTGGCTCTGCGTTCCCGCAGCTCCTTTGCGTCGCGGTATACCTTAGCCAGCCAGACATCGCCGTACCAGAACTGGTCGTAGGTCATGCCGATGGAGATGTAATAGGCTTCTACATCGTGGAACAGCTTGGAGAAAGAGAACGGTTCCCCCTCTCCGTCTGATTCCTGAGATTGTGAGGTTACACAATCTCCCACGTTGCGTTTTTTGCGGTCTTGTCCTCGGTGTCAGTTGCCAGCAGAGACTTGGAAGCGTCCATGAACATTTCAAGCAGAACGCCCATCAGGTCTTCCTTATCTTCGATGTGCTGGAACATCTCGTCCACGACCTTGCGTTTGATGCCCTTGTTCCGTGCGATGAAAGCGCCGTAGAACAGGGCACGAGAGTTAGACAGCAGATTGGTCATCTGGGTGTACTGGCCAATCTGAAAACCTGCACGTTCGGTAGCTTCCACGCTGTCACGGGTGAAAGTCAGTTCATAAGTGTTCTTTCCATCGGGGGAATGAAAGTTGATAACCTTAGCAGCCATAATAAATGCTCTCCTTTATAAATAGGGGCAGAGCCAAATCCGTTGTTCAGTTCTGCCCGGTTTGATTGATTCGATTTTTGCGATTTAGCCGCCATTGACAGTCAGGGTCTCGCTGAACTCAGGCTTCTTGGTGAAGATGCAGTTGATGGTCATTTCAACAACCTCGTCCACACCGAAGCCGGACAGACCAACCTGATGCATACCCTGCCAAGTGAAGCCGGAGCCGTCCTGCATTTTCAGGGCGTAGTACTTTACGGCGTTGCTCTCGGAAGTCTCATCATAGCCAGCCTCCTTGACCTTCTTGTAGTCAGTCTTGTTGTAGTTGGCAGTAAAGGACTTGGTGTCGCTCTGGATAATGCCGAAGATGTTGACCTGCATAGGGTCAGACAAAGTAGTGGCATCCAGAAGGTTTGGCTCAGAGATCAGGTCGGGCACATCCTTGATGTCGCACAGCTTCGTCAGAGCGGTTGCGCTGTCGCCACAATACAGGGTGGTATTCAGACCGGAGATAGCAGTACTCATAGAATGTTTACCTCCTTAGTTTCGGTAAATCATTCCGTCCTCTCCGATTGTTGCCCCATAGCTGCAATCAATCCGATAGACGGAATTGTTGTACAGCCCATTCAACGGGGCAAACGATTTGCGATAAAATTTAAGCGGTTCAAGAACAGAATCCACGATGCCAACAATGGAGCGTGCTTCTGCAATGCGCCCGGTGTTCTTATTGGAGTAGACCCGCACACGAAGGGAAACGGCAGCGTACTTGCTGTGTCCAGCAGAATCAATGTGCACAGGAAGGTTGCTGTTTTCCTCTATCTGCACACACGGAAACTTCTTAACGTTGCTGTCGTTGATTTCACCAGTAACGAAGATGCCGGGCGCTTGCTTTCGCAGCTCCTTAGCAACAGCCGTGAAGATAGAATTGAAATAATCGATCAACTATTCCAAACCTCCCTCCACGTTGCTTCGACCTGAGAAGCCATTTCCTCAACAGCCCCCCACATAGCCATAGCTGGCTCGTTGCCGTCGGTGTAATTCAACTGACCTTTGCCGTCCACTTCCTTAACAGGAGTGCCAGCATTGCCAGATTCACCGTAGTAGTACCAGCGCTTGTGCTGTCCGTTGCCTTTTCCGTATGTTCCGTGTTCACCAACGCCGTCAGGAAGTTCACCGCCATAAGCAGAGTGCATAACGCCAGTGCCAAACTCGATGAACGCAACTGCCTTTCCGTGCGCTACGATTGCAAAGCCATTTGGCGTTTGTACCGGGTCGTGCTCAACTGTTACGTCATTGTCGCCAGCATACTGTGCGTTAGCAAACCGTACAGTCGCAACGTCAATGCCTTTTTGCGCTAGCGCCTTTGCAAATTCCTGCGCCTTTTTGTTCAGGGTGGTCTTGTACTCCTGTATCTGACGTTCCGCATCACGAAGTCCGGCATCGCTCAACCTCACTTTAATTTTCACTTGCAGCCACCTCTTTCAGCGCATACAGCGTATCCGTGATATGCTCTGCGACCTTGACCACAGTGTAATTGAATGGCTTTGAAACGTCTGTCTGAAACCAGACGTGCGTACCTTCATAAAGCGGTGTGTTGCGCTTTTTGCTGGACGAACTAACAACGTAGCTGTAATCCGTGAACGCTCCAAAAGGGTTTGCTTCCGCAGAACCAGTAGGAGGACTGACATTCAGCATCAGCTTTGCGGGTTCGCTCCACGATTCGTATGCGGATTCGCCAGTCTCGTTTCCCCACTCGTCCACAACAGGCGTTTTTTCGCCAACAGGGTTCGAATACCACAGCGGGCGTTTATCCAGCGGGCTTCCATTGAACATCAGCCGATAACACCTACTCTCGGAACCACTTCATTTAGCAGGGATTGTGCCACATCGGAGCTTTCCCACACACGAGTAATGCCGTTGTTGGTGTAGCTCGTCTGTCCGTTTGCGCCGATGTGGTTGTACAGTTCCGCTGCAATGCGTATCTGCAACGACTGATACTGCAAGGGCAGCTCGTCCGGTCTGTTGCCGAAGGGGTAGCCCTGTGCAAATATCTTGTCTTTGGCGAAATCAAGCAGCAGGTCGAAGAGTGGGTAGTCCTCGTCCGTGATTTCACGGTCAAGCGCAGGGGAGATGTACTGCCCCAGTTTGACTGCCACTTCGGAATACTGATCTCCCATGCTGCTTTCCTCCTTTCGCCTTAGTAAGCCTTGATGCAGTACACAGCGTCCATGCGCTCAAAGGACGGCAGGACGATTTCAGAAGCATAGACGTTGGCGTTGACCGGATGAATGGTCAGCTCAGTAGTAATGGCAACGCCAGTGTTCACGATGGACACGGATGCGCCGGACTGACCAGACAGCAGGTCTGCTTCCTCAGGGGTAGTGCCGTACCAAGTGCTGCCCAGAGCGCCGGAAGGAGCAACGACCACCATGCCATCGGGCAGGTACTTTTCGCTTGCACTGTACTGGTCTGCCTTGAACATCTTGTCATACAGATGGATGGTCAGCCCAGTTGCGGACTCGATAATCTGCCGTGCTTCGGCATCCAGCAGAACAGCGTTTGCCTTTGCGGTGACGGTCATGAACCGATTCTTCACCTCGTCCGCAGCAATCATGTTGCGGAAGGTGGCGGTGTTCATGTACACTTCGGTCACGACCTCGCCAACGCTTGCCAGAACAGCATCCTTTGCGGCGTTCAGGTCAGCAATGGGGGTGGCGGTGGCAACGTTCCACTTGGACTTTGCGACAGAGACTTCCTTGTAGTTGGTGGACTTCCAAGTGCCGTCCGGGTCGTAATTGTAGGTGTAGTTCACGCCGTTTGCCTTGATGGTGATGCCGGGAATGCCATTGGCAGGAGCCAGCAGCTGCCAAATCATGCGCTCAGGAACGATACGAGCGCCAGTGATAAGCTGTGCGGTGTCATCGTACAGACGGTTCATCACATCACGGGCATAGGGGTCGTTGCTGTCCAGAACACGCAGGATTTCCTGACGGTCTTTCTCGCCCAGATGGTAGCCCTCGCGGAAGAACGGCATCTCGGTCTCATCGAACTTGAAGCCCTCACGGGTGCGGAACGTAGCCTTTGCGTCAAATGCGCTGGGCATCAGGGAAACGCCAACGCCCTTGTGACCACGCAGCCACTTCAGGTCGAGACCGGCCTTCTTCTTGGCGGGAAACAGTGCATCAGATGCAAAGGGCATCGCATTGGTGGGGTCATTCGTCCAATAGGCGGCAATCGTAGCCGGGGCAAAGACTTCCTTAAGATTCAGTGCCATGTTGTTTTACCTCCTATTAAGCGTTCACGCTGATGTTGTCACGGCAGAAGATGCCAGGAATGGCAGTCTTGAGCGCAGTAATCGTATCAGAATCATAGGTGAAGCCAGAGCTTGCGGTAGCCTTTTTGGTGTCGATAACGCCACGAATCAGCAGGGAAGCATTGGGGTTCTCTGCCGGGTCAACGTCATACAACAGAATGCCGTCTGCGGTGGCAGAAGTTGCCTTCTTGCCAGCCAGCGTCATGGGATAGCCAGCCTTAACCGCAGCAGCTTCGGTCACGGTAAAGGGGATGGCGGTGTAGTCATTGGAAGCAAGGATGGTATCGTTGATTCCGTTGACCGTGTTTCGGGTAAACTTCATGTTTTCCTCCTTGTTAATGGAAAGCACTCATTGCGTCACTCGATGCCTTAGAAACATTTGCGTTCTGCTGTGCAAGGCTCTTAGCAAATGCCACGCCTTCGCTGTCAGAGCCGCCCTTGCCATCCGCACCCGGAGGTGTGGGCATATCCTTCAGCAGGGAAGCCTTGTAAGCGGTGTCGTGGGCGGTCATAAATTCCGACTGGAACTTAAACACCTTGTCCATGTCACCGTCAGCCAGTGCAGACGCAGCCTTATTAGCAAGTTCAGCGTCATAACCCTGTGCAACGAACTTCTCACGGTAAGATGCAAGGGTCTTTTCCTTGACGAGGTTTTCCTTGTCGGCAGTCAGGGCTTCAATCTGTTTCTGCATCTCTGCCAGCTTGTCAGCCTGTTCCTGCGCGGCGTTCTCGTCATCGGTACGCTTTGCCTTGAGCTGCTTCTTGTATTCAGCAGCTTCGCCATTGGCTTTTGTCACGGCGTTGCGTAGCTTCTCAACCTCTGCGTTAGGGTCTGCAACCTTTTCAAGCGCAGAGATGATTTCATCGGCGGTCATACCCTCTTTGTAGGCATCACCAAGCAACACATTGAGTTTCATATCGTTAATTTCCTCCTGCGTTTTTTTACCGTTGCTTCCCTGCAACGCTGCGAAATTTGTATCCCGGCTTCCCTGCCGGAATATATCAGCCCGCTTATGCGGATTGATTTTTAGTTGATTAGTTCCCCTGCGCCGTTGTAAACCAGTTCCTGCTTCGCAACATCAGGAGCGGCGAAAACGGTCGGAACAAGATAGGCCGGAACGCCATACAACTTTGCAGCATCAACTTCTACAGTACAGCCGTTATACCGAAAGGCGTTATCGCCGCAAATGCCGATAAAATAATCAGCCTGTGCGAGAAGTTCAATGCTTTTGCCAAGATACCAAAGCCCTTCGGTTTTACACTTAGGTGGATTATCCTCGATATAGGTAGGGATAACCTCAAGGCTTTCACCGTACACTGCTTCGGCAATCTTGTGCAAACGGTCAAACGTCATCCGAATATTTTCTTCCGACCGATTCTTCATCGGGCAGGAAATAAACAGCTTCTTCATTTTTGCTCTTCTTCCTTTGCATTAGTCTGTTCGCCAACCATTTTGCCGTTGTTGGCAATATGGTCTGTCGGCTGTTCCTGCGGCTTCGGTGCTTTCCCGTCCTCGCCCAACTTGCCAGCGGCAATCAGGAAGGGCTTGCTCATTTCATAAGCAGCCTGTGGGTCAGGGAACAGACCGGGCGTAGTGAACGCCAGCTGCGGGTCAATGCTCTGACTGAGCATCTGCGCGAAAATCTGAACCTTGCTCTGCTGGTTATCGTACTGACGGCGTGGCAGTTTGATGTTGATGTCACTTGCCATCAACTTAGAACCAGCCGTATCACGCAGGATTTTCAGCATTACAGACAGGCTCTGGCGTTCAGCGAACTTGAACATATTCTCGTACTGCTGCGCTCTTGCTTCGGTGTGATTCCAGCCGTTACGGACAATAACTGCGCCAACGTTGTCAGATGTTGCATTCTCGCTGCCAGTGGCACTAGGCATGGCAGTCAGACTGCGGTATACATTCAACATGGAATCAAGCAGGGTCTGGCTCTGCTGCTGGTCAAGCTCATTTGCAAGCTGTGCGACCGAAGCTGGCTGACCGGAAGATGACTTCAGACACATTGCGCCCATAGCCTTAACAGCTTTTAAGGCTTCTTCGTCCACAAGGCAGTTAGTAAACACCATGATGGACTGGATGAACTGTGCCACACCGTCCAGACGGTTGCTTTCAAGGTCGTTGATGGCATCCAAGACGGGGATAGCGGGTTCAAACAAACCCATCCGCTCCGGGTTCAGCTTGTATTCGACCATCGGCAGCATTCCAAGGGAATGATTCTCCGACTTTGTGACTTTGCCGTTGTCGATTTCAAAGTACTGGTTTGGCGTGTACACGCAAATCAGGTCATTCAAATCGTTCTGATAATTGCGTGGGATATGTAGCACGTTAGCAATGGGCTTGTGACCGATGCCGGAGTTGTAAATCACATACGCCATATCCGGGTCAGGAACATCCACCAAAAGGGGCGTTTCGTCCGGGTAGTTGCCGTTGTACCCCTTGTCAGGAAGAACAATGCGGTATCCCTGTCCGCACTCCAACATCCACTGCCAGAGCCGCCGATCAAGCGCATCCTTGCCCTCATACTGCAAAGCATTGGACAGACGGGCGATTTCCTCACCGTCACCAGTTGCCGTTTCAGACCGCACATAAGAGCAAGGAGTGCCGCTCATGTAACCTGTGTAGAATCCCACGCACTCGTTGGCGTGGTTCTCTACAATGCGGTTGGTGATTTCAGCGTGGTACTCCTTCGTGCGGTGGAGGACAGGCTGGCTACCCAAGTAGTAGTTGTGCAGAAAGCGAATCTCGTTCTTGTTCAGCAGATGAATAGGCTCTGCCTTGCCCATGACCACTTTCAGCACGTTCGCCCGATTGATTTCCGTCTCCGGCGTTTCAATCGGTCTACGTCCGGTCAGCGGATTATTCAAAAAGCCGTCAACGACTATCTGATACTCAGCCATGCGTTCCTCCTTTCCGGCAAAATAAAAAGCGCAGCAAGACAAACCTGTTAAGGTCTATCTCACTGCGCTTACAACTGCGCTTCAAAAGCTATTCAGTTTTTAAATTTTGGTACGGAGACCCATGTATCTTTTGGAAGGTTGGAATCTCCAATTGTAATCCAATGGCAAAGAGGGCACAGAAGGGAGAACTTACCTTCCACTTCGCCAAGATAACGCCCACAATCGCAAGGATTGCCGTTTGCGTCTTTTCGAGGACGCTTGCATCTGACTTTTGCTACCATCTGTGCTCCTTTCGTTGGATTTCTGGAAACAGGCTGTTGAGCACAGACCTGTCAGAAGCTACTGGGAAACTGTTCGCACTTCCAGCCGTGCTATTCTTCGCCCGAAGAAAACCATTGCAGCCTTTACATTCAGTTGTCGGACAGACGTAAAACGGGTAAGCTGCAATTTTGGTGCTGCATAATGGATTTGAACCAATGTATGTCCGGTTATGAGCCGGATGCTCTAGCCTGACTGAGCTAATGCAACATAGAAACCCGGCTTGATTGGTTAACCGCTGCTCTTTGCAATGTCATGCCTAAACATCACATTGAGAGCCGGGAATAGCGGTGGAGGTTTTGGAGAATAAGTCCATGCAAAGCTAGGTGGTTGGTTGTGCTGCGTAACGGAATCGAACCGTTGCTTGCCAGCCATGGGGGAGACAGGCTGGCATTCCCCAATCAATCGGAAACGCAACATATAAAGTCCGGTGAAGGCGAAAGAGTGAGAAAACCTCCACCGGTGAAAGGAGGAATATGCTTGTTGACACGCACACGAGTAAAATGACAAAACCCCGCGTGCAAGCTATTCCTTTAAGGGAAGCTGCAAAACTTCCTGCGTACATTATAAGCCTTGTCAAGTGGTGAAATCAAATAAATAGACCCAGCGAACACAATATATTGTGTTTTTAATCAAAAAGGCCTCTTGACAGGCTCGATTTTACTGATTCCGTTGTACAGTTCATCGGCAAGCTGAGCCAAACTATCCGGTGCATCATCGTGCGGAACTTTGCCAAGCTGCGTGAACATCGTCACCTGTTCCATGAATGCCTTGTACTCTTTCGACTGGTGCTTCTCGTCAAGGAAATAGAACCGTTTGATGTCTGGAGCATACTGGATGATTCTTGACAGTTTGCTTTGTCCGCTTGGCGCACGCTGGCTACGGACAGAGCAGTGATACCCCTGCTGCCGAAGCTGACTGTCTACCACGTCACAATATTCGTCACCACCGTTGTTGGCTTCGCCACGCACTACGTTGATTTTGCGCTGGATGATTTTGCCCACGACTTCCGGTCTGGTCACGGTCTTATCGCCATTGTTGAACACAAGGTCAGGGATGAACACAGCATCTCCGTACACATAAGCGATAGGGCAGGCGGTAAAGTCACCGCCGCCCCATGCAATATCCATGACCATAAGCTTGCGATCAGGCTCACCGTCAGGCAGAACGCCGTTGAAATACCGCAGTTCATCGGCAGGGAACAGCAGACCTTCACGCACATAGGGCTTGCCCATATACTTTGCCCACCATGTTGCATCGTCAATGCTGGCTTTCATATCAGCATAGTAGGCATCGTCAAAGCCGACGCCATAGTCATAATTGAAGTTGCTGTGTCCGTTCTCATCCACCGCAGGAATCACCCGGAATCTGTACTTCGGGTTGTCTGCATACTGGTTCTGGATGCGCCCCAGAGGGTCAAGCACGTTCCAGCGTGTACCGACCATCAGTTCTAATGCACCCTGCTTTTTACGGTCTTTCAGCTGGTTCAGGTAGGCATCGTACTTGTTGTTCAGACGCTCAACGTTCAGGCTTTCCTCTAAGTCCTCAATCAAGTCATCACTGTACAGAACGCCGCCCTCACCGATTTCAACAGCACCAGTCAACGTGCCGCCAATAGAGCGGCAGGTCAGAGTGGGGAAGCGCTTCTTTCGGTTCAGGTCAACGCTTTCGTCTTTTGCACTCTTATCCACAAGCTGAACGTCAGGGAAGATTTTGCCCCAGTTGTAGGTCACAGGGTCAGTGATGATGGACAGCACTTCGCCGTAGAAGCCATTGGTCAGCTTGTCGGAGTGTCCGCTCATAACCGATGCAACGTCAGGGCGGTTGCCCATCAGCCATGTGATGAAAAAAATACATAGAGTCGATTTTCCAACGCGAGCAGGTAGACTAACTCCCAAGAAGTCAATCCGCTTATAAAACAAGTCCTCTAGGTCATCTGCCAGCACTTTCAAAACCCTGCGTCTAGGCTGGTAGAACTTCTTCTCCGGCGCACGATTCCATTCAAGATAGATGCAATAGCTATCGAACACATCCTTTGCTTCAAACAGGTACGTCCGACCGATAATGTCATAGAGCTTCGCCACGTCCTCGCCTGTTTTCATCTTGCCCATCATGGCTGCACAGACAGAGCGCAACTCACCAGAGTATTTGTAGGCATCGAACCGCTTGTCCTGTGGCTGGGCGTCTCTCAGGTTCACCACCGCCTGAAACCAATCCTCATAGACCTGTGCTTCGGTCGGATTCTGTTTTGCATACGCTTTGATGCTGTCAATGATAGCGATACACTGTTTTGGCTGCATAAAAAAATAGGCACCCCCTACCTGAAAATGTAAAGAGTGCCTACAACTGCACAAAAATCAAATATTTGGTTTTATTCTCCAGCTTTGAAATTGTAAATCGGCTTAATATGCTTTACAATATCAACGGTTGGAGAGATTGCGTTGATAATTTCCTGCGCTGGCTTATATGCCATCGGGCATTCATCCAACGTGGATTCATCGGCTGACGTAGTATAAATTCCGTTCATCTGCTTTTGGTATTCCTCAACGCTGAATGCTTTTTTAGCCGCTGTTCTGCTATATAGTCTGCCAGCACCATGCGGAGCAGAGAAATTCCAATCAGGATTGCCCTTACCAACGCAGATAAGACTTCCGTCTCTCATATTAAGAGGAATAATCAGCTTCTCACCCTCTCTAGCGGATACAGAGCCTTTTCGGATAATATCATCCGATTCATCAATATAGTTATGAACAGTTTCAAAGAAGGACGCATGGGTCAGCATAGAATTGATTCCAACACCATCTAAAATGGTGTGCATAATTCTTGCTCTGTTCATCCTCGCAAAAGCCTGACAAATCCGCATATCATTAAGGTAAGAATCGCGTTCTTCACCTTCGAGATAGCAAAGCTCATTTGGAATATCAGGGAACCGAATAGCTAGCTCTTTGATTTTTTGCGAGATTTCCTGTTCACGACCCTGCGCTTTCAGTTCTGCAATCACGCGTTCCGTAGCGTCTTTTCTTTTGTTCTTTCCTTTAATATTTGAGATAGCTACGTTTTGATGATACTCTGCGATTTGTTTTCCAAGATTTCGGCTTCCAGTATGGATAACAAGGTACTGGTTTTTCTCTTCATCTTCGTCCAGCTCGATAAAATGATTACCGCCGCCCAAAGTACCCATGCTGCGAAGAATCCAGTCAACATTGTGCAAGCTGTCTTTGCAGTCAAGTTGGCTAAGGAAAGAATCCGACATTTTCTGCGATTCGTGAACATTCATTCCAGCCGGAACTCGTTCTCTGATTACTTTATCTAACTTTTTCGGGTCGATGTGTTCAATTCCAAGTTCAGCGACAAGCATTCCGCAGCCAATGTCTACGCCGACAATATTTGGAATGACTTTCTTGCCCAAGTTTGCCGTAAACCCAATTACGCACCCGGAACCAGCATGAACGTCTGGCATAATGCGAATTTTGCATCCGTCAACAAAGCTCTGATTACAGAGCGTCAGAATTTGCTCAGATGCCTTGTCTTCGATATTGTCTGTGAACACCTTTGCGGATGCATATTTTCCGTCAATCGTTTTCAATGAGTTCTCCTTTCCAATTCGGTTTTATAATGCTGTTTTAGAAATTTTCTTTATTGACTCGATTTTCAAACTCCTTCCGCTGCTTTGATGGCAGCACGAACTAATTTATATACGCAAAAATCTCTGTTCTCCCATGTAGACTTTCGGCATTCTTCTGCACATTGAATAATGTCCAAAAGGCTTCCTCCGTTCATCATTTGAGTCAAAACACGAATATCTTCTTCACTCCACCACTCTGGAACTTCCACAGCTTTGTTGTCCATGAGCTACTCCTTTCACTGGTTATATAAAGTAGGCTTTGGCTCTTCATCCCCAAGCATCAACTTGTAACGAAGATACTTTTCAATAATACTGTGTCTTTCTGCCAGTGTACCGTAAATAAAGACGAGAGCATCTTTAGCAGCATCGTATTCATTCGGGAAAATGACAAGTTCCTCGTTTGCAAAGGTCACGGTGCAGTTTTCATAGCGACAGACTTCCAAGAACTGCTTGATTTCAAGGAATCCGCCAAAATCAAGCATAGACCGCAGCGTGATGCTACCATTCTTAACAATCAGTTCTTCTCCATGCATATTATCCAGCCTTTCTCTGCTCAGCAATCCGATACCATGTCTGGCGGGTCACACCAAGCTGCTTGGCAGCGTCATTCTTTGTATAATGTCGGCTCACGTTTGCCATCACAACCAATTTTCATAATGTAATCAAGATATTGTTTTACCATCGTGCTATCTTCGCAAATGCTGGCATACATAGCCAACTGGATATTCTGCCCTAAGTTTGATTCAGTTGGTTTAATGGTCAATCCTTCATTTTCAAAAATCAGAATGGAGTTTGCTAATTTGCATCCTTCAACAAAAGCAAACAATTCTTCGTATTTCACAAAATCAAAAATTGAACGCAGCTTTGTTGTTCCATCTTGAACAATCAAATTACCGCCATGAATATTTTCTAGCTTTTCAGTTAAATCCATCTTTTGTTTCTTACTCATATTGATGTTCCTCCAAAAGAATGGTATACTATGGTTGCACCATTCTTTTTCCTGTTTTGGTTGGTTTGGTGTACTCTTAGCGGTGGCTTGTGGTTGGGCTACCGCTATTTTTATTTGCGTATCTTTCGACACGCTCATACCAAGTGGATTTCCCGATGCCAAGCTGCTTGCAGCACTCTTTTACGGTAATTTCGCCTTTTTGCTGTTGTTTTAATAGGCTTTCAAACTGCTGCTCGTCAACTTGCTTTTCCTGTCTGCCGAAGCTACGGCCTGTTCTCGCCGACACTCTTTTGCCATCAACAATGGGCATGGCAGCTATACCCTCTGCCTGACGCTGCTTGGTTTTCTTGCGCTCCTGTTCAGCTACTGCGCCCAAAACCTCAATAAGGATGTTGTTTACCATTTCTAGCACCCATGTCTGGTCTTGGAAGTCAATAAGCGTGGTCGGAATGTCGAGAATGCGAACAATCACGCCTTTTTCTTTGAACCATTGAAGTTCTCGCTTCATTTCGTCTTTGTCACGCCCGAATCGGTCAAATTCCTTAACGATGACTTCATCCCCAGCCTTGACAGTCTCTTTCAATCGTTTATATTGCGGGCGATCAAAGCTGCTGCCTGTCATTTTATCACAAAATACATTCTCATCTGGGATGTCGAACCGATCTCGTGCGATTTTAAGCTGTCTTGCAAGGCTTTGCTCCTTACTAGACACTCTAGCTAAGAAGTAACGCATTTTTTTCACCCATCACTTGATGTCAAACCCATTTTCGACTTTTGTCTCACGAGGGACTACCATAATCTTGTATCCCATAACCCTTAGTGTTTCATCCAGTTTGTTGACACTAATGTTTTTGTGCCTTAGACGTTCATTCAAGGTTTTAAGCGGAATGTCAAGCATATCACTTAACTTCGCTTGGTTCAATTCCTTCAATTTCAAAATTTCCTTTATCGCTTCACTTGCCGTCATTTTTCTTCGCCATCCTTTCTTGATTCTATTATATCAAGATATTTCTGGATGTCAAGATATTTCTGGACTTTCTTTGCTTGCGCTTATATTATATATAAATATACTCTAGTATGTATTTATACATACTAGAGTAGTATAAGGATGTTTACTTAGTTAATCACAATCAGGTAGAAAATTTTCTATAATAAGGAGTAATTCTGCCAAACTTCATTTCCGTAAAACTTTGGGTCTTGACAAGCATATTTTCACGCTTTATACTTGTTTCAGCGAAAGCGAGGTGATAGGCTTGGCAAGACGAGCAGAAACCTCGGAACGTGATAAGCTGCGCATGATAAGCACTCGGCTCACAGAGAGCCAGATCGCAAGCATGGAGAGCAGCGCAAAGGCATTGGGCATCTCAAAGGTCGATGTTATCCGCATGGGTATCGAGTGGGTAGCATCCTACGTTGAGAACATCAAGGCATAAAAAAAAAATAAGCTACCAGCCGCAACCACCACGAAGCCACTGATAGCTTATCCACATCACGAAACGAGAACCTGCAACCACCAAGGGGGCAGTCTCCCTTTTCGGAATCTATTATACCAAAAAGGGCTGCTCTCCGCAAGAGTTAGGAGAAAAAAATATGAACTTTCCAACGACAACCGAAGAATTTCTGAAAACATTCGCCCACGGCAAAGAGCCGACCAGCGAGGACAGGGAGTACGCAGAAGCATTGGGCAAGCTGTCCGAACTGAACTATCGGGCAGGGTACGAAGCGGGAGCAGCCAATAAGAACGGCAAAATCTGATGTCAACACTAGCCGACACAATATCTAGTGTATTTTTGATTGACATTCAGATATTTTGCAGTTACACTTATTGCACAGCAAAACGAAAGGTGGTGAATGTGTATGAGTAGTCCTTACGCAGAGCGTTACGGTCACACCGTTACCATCAGCGTGACGGAGCGGCAGTTCGCAAGCTTGCAGGAATACTGCATCAAGAACCGGGTGTCCATCTCCGCTGCGTTCCGTGAAGCGTTCTTTACGCTGCATCCGATGGATTCCACCAATGAAAACGAAAAATGATACGCTCGCTAAAGTTTGGCGACCACAGCGAACGTATCATCCACACTCAGAGAGTATAGACCCTCTTTGGGTTATTATACCAGAGATGGCTTGCTCTCGCAAGACATAAGGATAAAATTTTATGAATAATAGCCTTGAAACCATCCGTATCTTCTCCGAAGATGTTATCCCCGTTTACGACACCGACACTGGCGAAAAGGTAGTGTTGGGTCGTGAGCTGCACGAACGGCTCAAAATCAAGACCGCATACAAAGACTGGATTAAGCGCATGATTGACATTGGTTTTGTCGAAGGAACGGACTTTTCAGTTTTGCTCAAAAATGAGCAAAACCCTCTTGGTGGCCGTCCTAGCGCAGACCATGTTCTTAGCCTTGACATGGCAAAGCACATTGCGATGATTCAGCGGACGCCGCAGGGCATGGAGATTCGCCAGAAGCTGATTGACCTTGAGAAAAACGTGGCCGTCAACCAGTTCGCAGGGGCATCCAAAGAACTGCAAGCAATCTTCGTTCTGGACAACCGTTCCATGCAGCACGAAAAGCGCATCTCTGCTCTTGAAACCAACATGACAGTGGACTATGAGCAGCAGCGTGCGCTTCGCCGTGCGGTAAACCGTGTCGTGGTTGAAGCACTTGGCGGCAAGACCTCTCCTGCATACCTTGACAAATCCACCCGGTGCAAGGTTTACAGTGAATGCAACAAGGATGCACAGGACTGGTTCCATGTGAACAGCATCAGCAACGTTCCTCGCAAGGATTTTGACAACGCTATCGCCTATATCGAACGGTGGCGGCCTTGTGCAAACACCGTAATGATGATTCAGAACGTCAATAGCCAGACCCAGATGGCAGTTTGAAAGGAGAACAGCTATGCTTACCGCAGATAAGATTCAGGATATGGGGGAATACCTCAACTACGCTTTCGAGACCATGCTGAAGCTCTGGCGCACCGTTGACTACAGCGAGTGCGTCCACGAGCCTGTTATCGCTTGTGACGGAAAGGTTGTCGATAGCGGTCAGCTTTCCTTTGAAGCGGACGAAAACGGCGAGATCGAGCCGGTTCTGCTCCGGGACAACAAGTGCATCATGCACGATGTTGAAGTATTGGATGCCCTTGCCCAATGTTGAGTACCATCCCTATCACGGTGAAATCGTGAAGTAAACAGCCAATAAGAAAAGCCAGTGGTTAGAGAACATCTAGCCGCTGGCTTTTTGTGTTATAGATTATTCTGCGAGGTCTGCGTATTTGACTTCAATGCGAGGGATTTCATCTTTTGTCATTGTCAATGCTCTTGTGACTTCAGTTGTCCCGGTAAATTCTCCGTAGATTGTAACAATGTCGTCTTGAAGAATCTTTACAGAGCCGCTCTCCCTTTTATCAACAGCATAGTATTCGTTTCCAAGGTACATATCATACCCATCTTCGTTATCCTGAACGCGCCATGCCTTGTCGCTGCTGAAAAGAGAAGCATCCATAATCTGCTGTACCTTTGCCTTGATTACAATTCTTGTTCCAGCGTACTTTTCCGGGTAGCGGCATAAATCTTTGTAGCCTACGGTTCCACAAGATGCTTTGTATTCTTCTTCCGTTTCAACATGGATAGGTTCACTCTCGGGCTGAGGTTCGCTCTCAACTTCGGGCTCAGACTGGCTTTCAGATACGGATTCACTTTTAGCTTGCTGCTCTGCGGATGCAGATTTTGCTTCTTCCGCTGCTTTGATAGATGCAGCTAAGGCTTCAGATGCTGCTTTTTCTTCGGAAGCCGCCGCGCGTTCTGCTTCCAGCTCCTTGTCATACGGAAGATTCATGCCAACAACAACTAGCACTAAGCACACAACTAAAGCAATCAAGTCTTTCTTCGCTGAATACTTTTCGTGCTTAACAATCGACTTCAGGAGATTCCAGATAATCTTTACGCTGTATGCTACAAAGGCCAGCGTACAGCCGATTCCAAAGTCTCTGCCATCTTTTTGATAGATTCCGTAGAATATACCAAAGCAAATATAACAAGCGATAGACCCGTACCAGAACTTACTGTTCCCTTTTCCTCTAAATGCATTGACGATACAACACACACTTAGAATAAATCCAGCAAGCAGCATGATTCCACTGAACGTTTGCATTTTTGATTCCACCTTTCCTTTGCCAGTATAACACATTCAATGGCTCCGTAAGGGGTCTTTTTGTATTTTTCGGAATTTTTGGAGACTTGCACAATCAGATGGGTTTCGTTTTGTGAAGGTAGGGTGGGTCTTGGCAAAGAAAGTGCCTTTTTTATTTTGGTCGGAGGAGACGGGACTCACCACCCCCACCCGGGCCTCTGGCCCAATTCCCCCCAGGTGGCCCCAGCGCACCCGGACAGACTGCACAGCACAGGCAGCAGCGCAGACCGTGCCAGATGCAAGCCAGACCGCCCACAGCAAGCCACGCACCGACACACACACCCAAACGCTGGACACGCTGCGCAGGGAGATCGGGACGGCGGCGGATGCTGGACTGCCTGCAATGTGTCCGGCAAAGTGTACAATTTCGGACGTTTATTTTTATCCATATTTATATGGATATATTTTGCCAAAAGCATTGACAATCCATATATATATGGATATAATATAATCAGTCCAGATAAATATGGACTACAACCACAATACACCAAAACAGGAGGACAAAAACCATGAAAAAGACCATTGATTATACCGCACTTGCAGATACCATCCGCGCAGAGCTCAACGCCCGCCACGATCGCAGCGCGTGGGATAAGGCCGTTACGCTGTACGCTTTCGACCTGCTGGACGATGTGCAGGAGAGTGCGGACAATATGGAGCGCCTGCCCCTTGACGGCGCGGAGCTTGAACAGTGGGCGCTTAACGGTGCAAGCTGTTGGGAGCAGTACAGCAACGGCGGCTGCTCACTGTGCTATAACGCCGATATTGCCGCCCGCGTCTGCACCCCGTCCGAACTCAAGCGCACCGACGGCGGCATGAACGCCCCTAACAGCCGGGAAACGTGGCTTGACGTGCAAGCCCGCGCACTGTATCAGGCTTGCAACCGTATCCGCACTATCTGCCGCACCAATAGCCTGTATTGCAAGGGGGTGCAGTAATATGCTGGTACTTGATGCAACCCAGTGGGCCGCCCTCTGGTACATCGGCGGCATGATCAGCGGCGCACTCGTTATGATTGCTTTTTTAAACAGCTGAGGAGGGCGAAAAAATGACAATCGATATTTACAAGCCGGAACTTGCTGCAGAGTATCGCGGCAACGTAAAAGCCGCTATCCGTGCCGGTGCTTATAGTGTATGGGACGCGGAACGCATTACAGGTGCTTTTAATTTTGGACACGGTACGCAGGCAGATTTTGAGCGGCACAAAAAAGCAAATTCCGGCTTGCATCTTTTTATGGAGGTATAAAAATGACGACGTTTGAAGAAAAAGTGAACGCATACCGCGAAAACAAGCGGTTGATTGAAGAGCTTGAAGCAATGAACGACGCTGTAAAGGCTGAAATTATTAACATGATGCAGGGCGCGCCGGAAGTTATGGCGGGCGCTTGCAAGGTGATGTATAAGGACGTGCAAAGCGTCCGACTTGATAGCAAGCTACTCAAGACGCTGCACCCGGATGTATACGCAGAATGCAGCAGCAAAACCAGCTACAAGCGGTTTAGCGTGGTATAAGGGAGGTTATAACATGATTGACGGAAAAAGATTCAACTATGCGCTTGCTTCGCTTGATAAAGCCGGACAACACCAAAAAACAACAAAAGATAAATCATATTATTACGGTATGCTAACCATGTTGCAAATCATCGTTTCCGACGGCTGGAAAAATGATGTTTTTGTGCGTCGGAGTGATAGCGGTTCGCACTACATTTTCGACAAAACCGCCGAAGGGCGTATTTAAGGGGGTGCACGCATGATATCTTGTATCCTGTTTTTCTTCTGGTTCTTCAGCGCCTTATTTAAGGCGTCTAAGTAACGCCGATTGGACACTTTAACGGGGCTGCACCGCAAAGCAACCCCGCCCCAGCCCAAAAGGGCAAAAATATTTTTTGCAAGTCCTGTTTTTAGGGCTTGCAGTATGATATACTGTAAAAAAGGGCAAAAGCCCGGAAAAAAGGAAAAATCATGTTAAAAGACGTTTCTAGCAGTGCCGCCGCCCTGTATGATGGAGGGTGGAGAAGCGCAGACGCTGACCAGCTCCGCACAGAATACGACTTGACAGAAGAAGAAACGCAAGAGCTTTGCGCCGCCCTTGCAGACCTTGAAGAAAAAAACAAATAATCTCCACCCCGCCCACGCTGGCGGGGCTTTTCTTTTGCCTTGCATCTGCTGAGGGCGCAGGGCTTTTATTTTTGCCCTGCGGCGTATAAGCCACGCGCAAGCGTTTACAACGCCTTTTTCGCCATCTATGCAATTTATACAGCCTCAGTGCAAAAAGCGTTTACAGGGCGTTACAGGGGCGTTTCCGTTAATTTAGCACATTTCAGCGGACACAATACAGCAGCCACACAGGCCAACTATGCACCGCCTGCGCCACGTTGGAGCGTATCACAGCGCCGCAGCACTTCCAGCGCATAACCAGAGATACCAGCGCCACGCCGGACGCCGTACAGGTCAACGCAGCCGCCCTATTATAATAAGGTATATAAGGGCGCAACGGTGTGCCCCTGTTATAGATCCATGCCAGACAGTGCAGCACACCGCAGACCATGCAAGCCCGGCGGGGTCGGCTCCTGCCGTGTGTGGATCGCTGGCAAGTGCTGCACCTGCTGAGGGGTCAACGTCTCGATGCTTCCAACGCCCGGCGGGGCAGTCAAGCAGCAGGAGCGCGGCGGGCGGCGCGGAACCACTGGCGGCTTGCGCCGCAGCTCTTTTCGGGCTTTCGCCCGATAGCTAATAGAGGTCAGCAATAGTCGTAGCGTTCCAGCTGGAATAGTCGTAGCCAATAGTCGTAATTTCTCCAATAAAATAGTCGTGGAATAGTCGTAAAGTCGTCAGACGACTAGCTTTTGAAAGTCCTATATATTGTATAGTAACGAGTAGCTCGCTGATAGTCGCAGAGTAATAGTCATAGAATTTTCTTACGAACCATCGTAAAATAGTCGTGTATTTTTTGTGTGAAATAGTCGTTCGCCTTTTAGAGAAAGAGAGGTGCGATAGTCGCTAAGTCATCCGAGCACTCCAAAAATCGTTTCTCGTTCCAATTTCGCATAATATATTCCTCCGCTAGTTATACCTATTTCGTATAATAGCCGTACTTATTATAGTATACAGATATAGTTACTCCCAATAATCACGGATTATTTCGTATAATAACTCGTACCATCTGATTCGGTCTGTTCCTGCTCGATTTAATTCCCAGTAACGCACTATGGTATTGCAATCAATTCATAGTATTCTGCTATGAATAGTAAATGCAACATTTGTACATATTCAACCGACTACAAAATGAAATCAATTTTCCATGTCTGGAATAGTCGCAGACCATCCACCAATCCGAACCTCACGCCAGTTCTCGCCTACGGTCTGCCCTGTTGGCTAACGGTGTAGCTTTGGAAATAGAGGGTTGTAGGGAGAAAGAACCTTTACAATCGTTGGAAGTCAGACCCATCAGTCTGCTGCTTCTCCCGTTCTCGATCAATCCAATTAAGGGCTATTGGCTTCCAGTTGATAATAGGACTGCCGCTTTTCGTTCGCCATCCCAGTCCCTCGTAATACCGCATGAACTGGTTGGCGTACCTTGTCGTGCTTCCGTTGTCAATAAAGAACTCGCTGACCTCTTCGAACTGAGGGGCGCACGGAGCGCCCTCGTCTAATCTACTATGTTTATATTTACTATGTATATATCTACTAGTGGGCAATTTTCTGCCCGATTGTTGGGCACTATTTTGCCCGATTGTTAGGCAATTTTCTGCCTGATGGTCGTTACAGTTGGGCAATATATTGCCTGATTGATAATCGAACAGTTCCTCATCGTCAGGATACCCAACGTAAATCGTGTTGGATTTTGAATAATTGCGCTTGCATTCAATCAATCCGGCGTCTTTCAGCTCTTTCAAGTATTCTTTGGCTATCCTTTCCTTCTTCCCTACCATGTCCCCTGCTTCTGCGTTGGAACATCGAACAAACACCCGTCCTTTGCTGTCGACCCATTCTTTACCGTTATGTCTTGACGTGAACGAGCGATCAAGAAGGTCTACATAGATGACCTTTGCATTTGCGCTAATGCTCATCTTATCAAGAAATCGTGGGTAAATTTTATATCGAGGACTCACAATGTTTTCTGTTATGTACTGCATTTTCTCCTCCTGCAATAGTCGTAGACCTCTACAATGTACTCACAGCCCCGTAGAGCCGTGCCAGAGACGTTTTATGTATTCGGTCGATAAGTTTTGCCGTCTGACGCTAAAAAGCGTTTGTAGGGCTTCTGTGTGCGTATATGCAAAAGGCTGCCATTGCTGACAGCCACTGCATTTTTATAATTGAGTTTGAACGTAATAGAGTGCATCGTAAGAGCCATTCACCCGATAATAGTCTTTTAAATACTCGCTGATATAAGCGTCGAGTGATTTCCAGTCATCATCCGGCTGCTTTACAATTTTGGCTTGCCACCATTGAATAGCCCACCGGGATTCTTTTTCAGCCTTTCTGGCAGACCATCCATGCGCCATCATCAATTTCTTAAAACGCTTTCTAGTCACAGTGTTTCTCCTTTCAATCCATCCAAGTGTACTCTTGGAATCGTTGAATCTGCTTGTTAAACGTAATGGGAAGGTCACCTATCTCTCCTTCCTTGTTCTTACTAAGCCGGAACAGGTACTTGTCTGGGTTATCACCGGACAGAAGGATGATCGCATCTGCGTCCTGTTCAATCTGTCCGCTCTCTCGCAAGTCGGAGTTAGTAGGCGTTGCTCCGGGCTTAGATGGGTTTCGATTAAGTTGTGCCAGTGCCACCACGACAATGCCTGTGGTCTGCGCCAGCTCGTGTAAGGCAATGGATATGGCTGTAATGGCGGCATATCTGTCCTTTGCGCCTGTTTCGTGGATGAGTTGAAGATAGTCTACGAAGATGATTTGAGCCTTTTTACGCAGAGCCTGAGCCTTCATCCACGCCACGTTCTTTCCGGCAGCGGAACGGATATATAAGGGCATTTTCATGTTCTTTGCCTGCCCGTCAATCTCATTCAAGCTGACCGCCTTGTTTTTCACCGTGTCCAGAGGGCAGTATATTTGATTAGCCATCAGACGTGCGCCCAGCTTGCGTTTGCTGGTTTCCAAGCTGAAATAGTACACGATGTAGTTTTGCTTTGCCATGCTTGCTGCTATTTGCAAGGACAAGGCTGTCTTGCCCGCAGACGGTCTGCCGCCGATAATGATAAAATCACCCGGGGAGATGTGCAGCGCTTCATCCAAACGTTCTAGGCCTGTCTTGATATACACAGGCTTCTCGTCCATGTGAAGCACATAGTCGTTCAATACGTCTTCGTACGTCCACGCATCTTCTTCCTCAGCTTTCAGGCTCATTGCTTCGCCCATCTGCTGATAGATTTCAGACAAGTCCTCATAAGTCGTCAATGCGCTGGTGGATTCAACTGCAAGCGACTGGAAACGCCTTAACGCAGCATTTTCCTTTATCCGCTTAGCCCATTCTCCCATGCGTTCACGACTAAGGACAACGCACTCAGCTTCACACGCTTTGCTGCACTCCACAATCAAATCTGCAACGTTCTTGTGCGTTTCTCTGAGGTCTACAACGTCTACATACCCACGAAGTTCCCAATAGCCCTTAATGGCATTGAAAGCCTCTTGCAGCTCTTTTGTTTCGAAGTCAGAATCATCAACTTCAACCATGACTTCAGTTGCAACATCTCTCTTGCACAGCGTTAGACCGCCGATAAATACCGTTTGAACGTCTATTGTCATAGTCTAGGAAACTCCATCTCCGTACTTTGCTCGTACTGGTCATCCTGTTTCAATGCGTAAATGTCCTGCCATCCGGCATAGATGCTCTGGTCGAGAATGGCTTTCCAGTCATGCCGATCAAACTTTTCCAGCTTGTTGCAGAGCATCTGTTTTGCCCGGTCTGTCATAGGCTTCTTGATTCTTGTACGCATCTGTGCGAACTCTCGCAGGGATTCCAACAGGGCTTTATCGCCATGAGCAAAGTCGGAGAAGATGTCAGGTTTCTTCTTGACTGCGCTCTCCGGCAAGGTCTTGACGTTCACATGACTGTCAGTTGATACAATGGGTTCATTGTCATCTGACTTTGAGCTCATATATGAGCTGACCTTCATCTCATTTATGATATGAGAATGAGCTGACTTTCGTGTATACCATCCTTTTGACGCAATATCGCTTCTTTTCCGTTCTTTATCGAGCAGATGTTTAATCAAAATGAAACAAGATTCTGCTTTTTTTGAGTTCAAAGTTGCGTCTTTTTCTTCAAAAACGTATGCACAGATTGCATCGTAGAGTTCCAATTTCTCTTTACTTTTCAGTGTGGAGATGGCTTCAAAGTAGTATCGTTGAAACGTAAAGCTGTCTCGTTTTTTGTCCATGCTCAGTCCTCTTTGTAGCGTTTGTTCCATGCTTCGATTGCTTTTTCTTTGCTAATCGCATCGGATGTCTCTACTCCGCAACTTTTACATATCACAAAATAAGTCATACCGTGTCCAAACAATCCTATTTTGGGCGGCTTTGCACCGCAGAATGGACATTTCTTAAGTTCCTCCATCTTTAATCCTCCTCAAAACAAGCGCTCAGCGTCAGGTTCACGCAGCCAACCTTCGCCCGGAATATTGACTATCTCATAATATTGCCGTGCAACGTAGATTGTTTTCTGCCCATCCTCAGCAATCAAGCCGACAATCAGATAGTTGCCAGCAGCCATAAAGAACCAAGGATTACTCTTGTAGGTCTCGCCCTTCATCCAGTTCTTCATCTTGTTCACGGCTTTTTCAATGTCCTTGTCGGGGCAGTCTGGGTTGTCGTATGCGAAGAAATCCTCAGGAAATTTAAGTTTTTTCACTTTCTAAATCCCTCTCTCGTTCTCATAATTCGTTTGCAACCTTCAGATAGCTTTGCACCTTTACGGTATACAGGCCGATTGTGCTTCTTCTTGATGTAGCCGCACTGCGTTTCGGACTGTCTGATAGCATTTGCAAGCTGTTCAAGTGATGCAGCACATTGGGTCATCGCTTCTGTTAATCCTTCAAATCTATCCATTTTTAATCCTCCTTACGCATACCATTTCGGCGCTTCGTTGAAGATTTCCACGCCTTTTGCAAAGCCCAGCTTTTCTAAGGTTTCACACATGATGCCATCCATCATGCTGTGAACGATTTCTTCATCATCACCGTACTTTTTGTATGCTTCCTGCATTTCTGCCGTGAATGCGTCAACAATATCTTGCGTAACAACGACATTCTTTTCCATAAGCCCTCCTATACCATCGGAAACGTCATTCAATGCGTCACAGGACACTGAATGTTCGGGTCAATAGTCGGTGTTGCATCAATAGCATCCAGAACCTCATCGTAGAAAGCTCCTCCATCGGGATTCGAAAAGGAACTAGCTCTGTCTGCGTCCAAAGCGCATTTTTCAATCTTCTGGCGCAGCGCATCTGCATCAATCGGTCTCATATCTGTCAACCCTCCGGCGCATAAATGCGCATCCAATGTGTGACCGTCACGTTATCCGGTAGTCTCTCGCCTATCTCATCCCAGAACTGACCGTCTGCGTAACAGCCGAGAAAGTACGCTGTCGGCGAGATTCCTTGCAACATTTTTCCATCTTTATCACGCCACGTTGTCTTAGTCGCAAGCAACAAAGGCCGCGTCCGCTCTCGTGGCAGTTCGCTTGCTGGATGCCAGAGGGTGTTAGCCATCCGCGTTCTCCATTTTCGCTCCACAGTTCGGGCAATAGTTCCAACGTGTGTGATGATTTTTTGTGTGGCATCTGCTACACTCGAATCTTGTGAACGTATCATCCTGTACAATCCATCTCCATCTAGCGGTACGCTCTAAGGCTGTCGGGGCATCTTCCACAACGTCAATGGCATCGCCAATATCGCAAGCACGGCATCTAACTCCATTGTAGTTCTCGCAGCCATCGCAATATGCTTTCTTGATTCTTTCAATAAGTGCGCTTCGTTCAAGGTATTCTGGATAATTAGCCATTGTCTTTCACCTCGATTGTTGGCGCAGTGTCGATGTAGTCAAGCACATCGTCTAACGACAGGCCACCTATTGTTCCATCGTTATACTCCTGAATCCACGTCTCGATGTTTTGACGTAGTTCATTAGCATCAATCGGTCTGATTTTCATGTTTTCTCCTCTCAATCTCCTTGCAAACTGCTTTGTAAAACGCATCCCACGTCTCATAGTCGCAAGAATCGCCAAAGCCGAACCCTGTCCGCTTGCGTTCTGCAATGTCACGTTCAAAGCAGTCAAGCGTATTATCTGTTAGCTTCGGCAGAAGCGGTGTGATGTATCCGCAGACAAGGCCAGGCATATATGACCGTCTGCCCAAGCAATAGCGCACAGCGCAGTTGCAAACCGCTCCAAAGTTATCATTAGTGGGGTCTACCATGCCTTTAGGTGCGTCTGACTTCAAATCGTTCACGCTGCATTGAAGGGCTTCTGCGAATTTTTCCAGCCGCGTTTCTTTATTCACGCCACGCTTTTGCTTTTCAACGGCACTGACGTACGCACTGGTTGTTCCAATCATCCTTGCAACATCTTTCTGTTTGATGCCAAGTTCAAGCCTTCGCTTCCTGATTTTTTCTCCTGCTGTCATTTTTATACTCCTGCCTTGTACATCGCATACAATGTCGCAAACCCAATCAAATAAACTATGATGTGGATGATTGCATCTGCAAAAACCTTTTTATTCCCATCAGGAATTTCGTTCAAAAATAAATCCCATATTAAAATTTTTTCAATGAGATATGCTATTCCACATATAAATGTTCCGACCAGAAAAGAAGCTAAAACCACAATCAACGCATTTCCAAGATTACTCATTATCTTTTCTCTCCCATTCCTTGCATCCACGTTCATCACACACGAAGTCTGCAACGTGTTCTGACTGGTCGTTCACGCACACGCATTCCGGCTCTGCGTACCATTTGCAAGAGCCACAGGACGGCTTGGATTTGTTCTTACAGGATTCTGCCGCGCATCGGATAGCCTTGCCAGCGGAGAACTGTTTGATGCCCATGCAAGAGCAACGTTCGGTGGTGCAGTAGAAGTTCATTTCTCTATCTCCTTCCATCCGATAAACTCACATAAACCAACAGTGTTGTTGGCGCAACGATGAATGAGGACTTTATCGCTTATTTTGAATTTTGCGATAAACCCAATTTTGCTTTCTTCCATTTCGTTTTCAAACATCCAATCAACAATGTCTTTATCGATTCTGACATCGTCCTCATCCGTAATGGTTGCAAAACACTGTTTGCATCTATAAAGAGCGCACTTTTTCATAATCTCTGCCCTCTCTTTCTCCTTCTGTTGGCATTGAACCGCCCGATCACTCGCTTATACTCTGCATAGCACTCCGGGCATAGGTCGCCTGTGTCCCTGCGCCACGCCCAGTCCTTGAAGTATTCGTCAGGGTTCATCATTCTGCCGCTCAAAACTGCTCCGCAGCGGTCGCATACTCGCTTGTGGTAGATTCCTCTGTCAGTTTGCATTAGCGCTCCTTTTCATCGAATTTCTTCTGCATCTTAGCTCTCAACGCTTCGATACGTTCCTTGTCGTCAGTTATAATCTCATACTTGTCGCCAGACCAGCCAAGCGGAACATCTTCCGTGTATTCGATATATATTTTTTCAGGGTGCGTAGGTGGCTCATAGGGGAACGTCACGTTTTTGCGAAAGCGACTACTTGTAAACCACGTAAGACCACCGTTGTCGGAACAAGCGATTGCGTCAATATCATGTACTTCAATCGTGTTACCTTGTGCATCAGTGGTCTTGAACACGCTTGAGCATCGTTTATTTTGGAAGAGTCTTTGCCCCATTTCGTCCGACACATTAGTCCACTCATCATCTTCGCCAGTAAGCGGAGTAATCGGCTTAAAGCGCAAAAGCCGCTCCAAAATAGACATTGCATATCCAGCAGTAAATCCGCTATGGCCTTGACTTGCAAAAAGTTCAATAATGTCAAGGATGTTCTTATTGATTGCATTCTGCAACCCGTCTCCGTCTTTCGTAATACGTGCAAGTTCTGATTTTGCATATTCTACGGAACTGCTCATTTTATTTTTCCTCCCCAACATCCTTAAACAGGATTTCTTTGTCTGTTTTCCAGTCTTTGATTTTGCACGGAATGTCCGTGCCTGGCACGGTCTTTTTCAGACCGTCCATCTGCCATACGTTCCATGAGATAGTGTCTGCGATACAGTCAAGAAAAATGGGCATGAAGCCAATTTCCAGCTTTTCAGCATCAAACCGATACCTGAAATTTTCAACCAGCGTCAGGAACAGGTTGCACCTTGCCAGCAAGAGATTGTCTCCCTGCCACTCATAGCCGTATGTCGATGCGTATGCACTAATTGCCCAGCACATCCACATATCGTAGTCATGGAACTGCTCTGCCAGAACATTTAGCTTCCTATCCAGCAGACCGATTCTGTCCGGCACAGCAATCATCTGCCCTGTTGTGGTATCATATCGGCTTGTCAGGAATGGCGCTTCGCCGCAGGTGACTTCAAGGCAAGTCTTGTTAATGTACTCCTTCCAATCCTCGCCTTTCAGGTCGTTTTCGGCAACATCTGCCATCTTTTTGCAGACCCATGTCGGCGTGAACACCTCTGCTTTCTTGCTGGTGCGCTTCTTTTGCTCTGCCAGCCGTTTCTGCACACGAGGGACAAGCTGAACCTTGTCTAGTTGTTCCAGCGTGATTTCATCTGCAAAGCCCACGCCCAGTTCAGGCGGCGGGTCTGTCGCCCAGATGATGTTTTTGCCTGTCGTATGGTCTTGCAAGAGGACAGGCAAAAACGAGCGTAAGCAGGGGTCGGAAAAGTCAATCAATGGGGTTACGGACAAATCCATTGTGGCTGTTTCATTCTTTGATTTCTTTCCCATTCCATTTCTCTCCAAAAGACGCTCATGCGCTTTTTCTGTTCGATTTGTGATAGCCTAAATCCCTCTGACTGTCTACATTTTGTGATGCCAACAATGCGGCTTGCATAGTGCTTCGGACAACAACGCTTGCCGGGAATTGGTGGTTCATCACAATAGGCGCAAGTACCAGATGTCCTTCTGTATTCCTTGCTGTTTCTCGCTCTCTTTTGAGCATCCTTTGTTCGGCACTCGATGCAAGAGCGATAGCCTTTTGACATCGGACGTTTCAGGCAAGTAGTGCAAATTCCTTTCGCGGCCAGCCTTTTGCGCTTTTCACGTTGTCGCTCATTGCATTTTTGCAGATACGAAGCTTTCGTTTCACCTGTAAGGTTTTCGTATGCTTGCGTGTGCCTTTCGAGGTCTTTTGCCAAACACTCCGCACATGACACTCTGCCCGGCATTGCATCGTTCTGACCGCAATGGATGCAGATGTGATGTTCTTTATACATCTGCCGTAACGCTTTGCTACTCATTTCACTATTACATGCTCCGTCGCGTAATCGCCATAACAGTTGCACTTAAGCCATTTGTATTTTGACGAACCTTCCGCAAAATCGAACTTCCATTTTTGGATTCTTTTGATACGTCCACAAACCGTACATCGGACTTTGATTATTCGTTTGTCTTTGTAAGGCTCAAAGGATATTTTGGTGAGTTCGCATACAAGTTTTCCGTCTTCCGTAAAAAGAAATCCTTTCATTCCTCTTTTACCTCTCTGTACTCCACGTCAATCCCCTTAGGCAAAGCCGTCTGGTACTTCTGAGCCAACTGCTCTGCGCTCTGGGCATCGCCCAACGGCTGTTCAGGTGGTGCAACAGTGACTTCCACGTTGTCACGCATACCAAAATAGTTTTTGGCTCTGAAAATCCACTCTGCTGGGTTCTCCTGACCATACATACCGTTGTACGCCCACATGGACTGCATTTGCAGAATCAGCTTCAAGATGTACTTTTGCTGCAAGCTGTCGTCACGGCGCTTGCCCGCCATAATCTGCTTCAGGCTCACCCATTCGATGCCAAGCACCAGTGCAATCCATTCCACCACAGGGGAGATTCTGGCTTCGATGCAAGCGTCAAAAAAGAAGTCAAGGCGTTGCTGCACTTCAATTGGGTTGTTCATGTCCACGCTCGGAAGGTCGCCAAAATACTTGGCTGCAATCATTCCGATGACCTTCTTGTCCTCTTCATCACCGATTCTCGACTGCAAATCGCCTGTGTTCAGCATCTTAGACCTCGTGATTGCTAACTCCTGTTGTTCTTTCACCTTTTTACTCACCTGTGAGCGGATAGATTTCCGCTTATTAAGCATCTGTTGTTTCTTCTTCTCTCGCTCTTTCTCACGCTTCGCAGCGGCTTCTTCTTTCGCCTTTTGTGCCCGCTTCTCACGCTTTTTCTTTTCAGCTTCGGTCAGCGGTGGTCTGCCACGACCACGCTTCGGGGGTGTTGCCATGTATCAGGCCTCCTTTGGCGGTTCAGGAAGTGGCATCCAATGGGTGACGGCGTATGGGATTTCACTTCCAACTTCTGCCCAATGTTTGTAAAAGTCCATAAAGCCAAAAATCGTATCGCCGTTATCGCAAAATGCAAGAACTGGAGTATAATGTTTTGGTTGCCTATCCTTGACGCTAATCCATTTGTCAGGAAAACCGTTCTCGCTATAAGAAACCGTTTCAAAATAGTGCGTAGCCATCCCAAGTTCTTGTTCAATATCGTTTAGGATGCTCTTGTCATCCTCGTCCGCTTCCGTTTCGAGAACAAGGTAAATCCGCTTTTTCACACTCTCACCTCTTCATCTTCTTTTCGATGCTGTCCAGCTTCCATGCGATTTGCCAGACTGCACAGCAACCATCCAACTGCCGCCACCAAGCACACTTTTCTTTCTCGCATACGCACCGACCAAGCGGATTGCTGGCCATCTTTATCGGGCAATAAAGTTCGTTGTCCATTAGTTATTCCCCGTTCATCTCATAACATTTGCTGTAGTTCTCGTTAAATCCCAAACACCAAGCTAACTCGGAAGCCATTTCCTGATAAATGCCTTTGATATTGGGCTCAGTTTCTGATTTCGCACAGCCGCTATAAAGACCATACAGAAAAGCCAGTCTTTCACGCCCTACCATGTTGATATCCTGAATCATCATTTCCACCCCATCACAACAGCCGTACAAACGGCCAGACACACGTTGACGAACATCCAGACGAGCATTGCCTGCCGTTCTTCAAACAGGCTGTTCGCCATGTTCTTGATTGTCCGTTCGGACTGAACTACTACCGCCAGCAGGACTAGGCAGACCAGCCAGCGAGTTGCAAATTCAAACATTGTTATCCTCCATCAAATCGTACCAATGCTCTGACAGCCTTGCAGCGCCCTGCAACCGTGCGATAGCAAGTTGTTCCTTATCCATTAGCTCCACCTTTCTCTCAACTCTTTTTCGACCTGTTCTGACTTTGCTGTGATGTAATCCGCAAACTCGTCAGGGGTCATGTTCTCTTCTTTGAATTTGCCGACCATCTCCCAGTACCTGTCACCAATGCAGATGATTTTCTGCACCTGTTCATCGGTCAGGTCTGCATCGCACCGAAGGTTCTGAATCAGTGCGCCCCATGTGGCGGCAACGCCATCCAGAGCCATGCGAAAGCCGTACAACTGGTTCTGTCGTGCGATTTTGCGGAGGTTGGTCAACTTGACCTGTTTGCCACACAGAGGGCAGTTTCCAAATTTATTCATCCGACTGCTCCTTATTGGGGGAAAGCTCAAATGTAACTTTCAACTTCTTGTTTCCAATAACGCCCCACATCTTTTCGAGCTTCGTTTTGTCGGAACGCTCCATTTCAGTAATAAAATGAGACAGAACAGCGGAAACTGCTTCATCGGTCACATTAGACTTGCTTCTCCATAACTGTAATCCATCTTTCCGCTGCTTCATCATCGTTCCGGCATAGATGGTTCCGAATAGCCCACACCCAACATGATATTCAGCCATTTTTATTCTCCTTTGCTTCAAGGCGAGAGAGCCAACGTTTGTATTTAGCGTCCTCAATTTCAAGTTCTGCGTCCCAAAATTCGCATTCGGAATCGAGATCATCTCCAAACCAAGCATCGCATAAAGCTTTGACTGCGTTATTTATGTCTGCAATTTCTTCCGTCAAATTCGCTTCACACTCTGCAACGCTCTTCGGTGTCGGGTTCATTCCGTCCAGTGCCCGTCGCAGTTTCAATGCAGCTTGTGCCAGCTCGGATGCTTCTTCTGCCACCTGCGCCAAAATTTCGGTCTTGGGCAGAATGTCTGAAATTTTTTACTCACTTCTGTTCTCCTTTCAGCCAGTCGTTGAGCGCAGCCATGCAAGAGGGGCAAAGAAGAATACTCCACCCTTCTTTCCCGCCAATTATTGGCCGAACTTCAATTTTTCCATTCATTTTGTTCCATTTGTTCCATTCTTCAAGCGTATACGTTTCGCCACACCTATCGCATACCATTGTCATTTTCTTTCTCCAATCTCTTTAATAGCGCATCCACGTCATACCGCCAATGGACACGCAGCCTTTTTGCTTTAACCTCTATCCCCTCTTGCTCTGCCCACTGCCAAGGGATGCTTTTGCGACTCTCGTTGTATCGAAACGCCAGAACCTTGCTGGCAGGAATTGCAAAGGTGCGGTTGACCGCTCTGTAATTGACTATCACATGGGCGGTCTGACCGCTGTACCCCATTGCATCCACCATGTCCGTGATGTGTTTTTCCTTGTGGTATTTGCACTTTGCCTTGTCGTACTTGCCGAGCACCTTTTCCAGAGGGATAGAGGGCGTTTCAATGGTTTTTAGCTCAAACAGGTGGTTCATCGGGTATCGGTACACAAGGAAGTCGCAGATGTTGTCGATGGAAAAAGACAGGTTCTCGTTGCCACCGTAGTAGGTGGCAGCACTGTCCTTCAGGCGGTAGCACCACGCATCGGATGGAACGGATGCTTTGAAGTCTGCTTCAAACTGTTTCCCGGTGTTCATTCGTTGTCTCCCGGAATTTTAGGAATTAGCATCCAGAACTTGACTGGGTTTTTATTGTCAATCCACTTTCCGTTTACAAACTTCCTTTTCCCAATCAGATTTTCCCAGATCAAAGAATCGTAAACAGCAAGATAAATTCCATCTTCTTTCGGTTGTTTGTCTTTTACATTTGTCCACGCAATTGATGGAGCGTTTTCAAGCTGTTCGGCAAGTGCCAAAACAAGGTCAGAAGCGGCGTCAAGGGCAACACCTTTATTGTATTCAGAGTAAATTCCGCTGTTCATAAGCGCTTTAGCTTTGGCTTTTTTACTGTTCCCGGTTTCCTTCCACTCTTCAATAATCGGCTCTACGTCAACAAGTCTCATCCTCGTTCACCTCTAAATTCACTTCCGAGATACCGCTTCTTACCACGCTCCCGGTGCTTATCCTCGTAGTCACGGTGGTATACGCTCTGGCTGTTGTTCAGCTCATACACGAATGCCTTGCGCTCCTCGAAGTCTTTCTTCTCTGCCTTGTACTTCTCGCAAGTGTCGTGGCAAGCTTGGTGGCGTGATGTGCAGTTGAGACAACAGGTAATCATCTTTCCAAACGCCCGTCCAGCCAGATAGCGCAGCTCTTATATAAGGTAGGCGGTCAAGACGAAGGAACTTCTTCGCAGATGGTTTCGAGTTCTTCAACATCTGCTGGCTCAAAAACAAGAGATGCGCCTTCGCATTCATATTTCTTTGCTTCCCAGTCCACTTTGAATTTTTCAAAATCGTTCTTGTATCGAGGGAACGGATGCGTTTGCTCTGCGTAATAAACGCCCATCATAACTTTTTCATCATCTTCTGGCTTCCAGCTTTCGAGATGATAACTTTCGTGGTTGTCATACTCCCAAAGGGACAGTTCAACAATCAATCCAGAAAAAGCATCGTACATCTGTTGGAGACTTTCAAAATCCCGATAAACCAGCCCTTGCCCCTTGTGGGATTCTTTGATTTGTTCGATGCTTTTCCCGCCAGTTTTCAGGCGGCATCGAACTACTTTCGGACGGTAAAACATAGCGTTCCTTTCTCGCCTTTTGTTCCGGTAGCGTAACCGTTAGTTAAAAGGGAACGAACCGTCGTCCTCAATCACGGAAAAGTCATCGTTCACACCCTGCGAGTAGCCGGAGCCAGACCCACCATCCAGAGTTTTCTTCGGTCTGACCTCATAATCTCCGGAACGAATCTTGTCCACGCTGGTAAAGCGGTCAACAACAAGCTTCGTCTTGATGTTGCCATCGTTGCCCATGTACTCCTCCTCACGGAGAACCACGCCGACCAGCTTGCCACGCAGGGTCTTTTCATCATTGTTGAACTTGTAGCCGGGATTGGACTGCTCCACAGCGGTGATGAAGCCTTTGAAAAACGGCAGTGCCTTCTCTTTGTAGCTCTTGATGGTCTTGCCACCCCACGCCCATTCGCCCGGATTCAGCTTGCCACGTTCGATAAGAGAAGCGGTCTGCTCACGCCAGTAACCCTTGAACTCGCCTTCTGCGACTTCCCACTCGATGTTCAGGCGCTCCTTTGCGGGTTCATCCGTTGCCTTGCAGATACCGGCAACGTAGCCGCCAACAGGAAGGTCACGGCGCTCAGTGGCTTCTTGCACGTCATTCCAGTTGATGTTCTTCATCTGTTATTCTCCTTTGTTATCCGGCTGAACCGGGATGTTGTAATACTCACGGATGGTCTTGTCTACGGCGGCGAGGTCGTTCTCGATCAGCGCATCGCTGAACATCCCAAGAGGGGTTTTCACGGTGTCCATTCCATCATTGCGAGTGCTGAACAGGTATCTCCCATCCTGCACAACGGTTTTCAGAACGATGGTGAAGTACCCTTCCACGCAGACCTTCTCGTCTAGCAGCTTTCCGATGGTCTTGAACTTCTCACCACCGTCTCCGTCGCGCTCGCTGTGCCCGAAAAAGTAGACCACCACATCGTCCGGCAGTTCCTTCGCCCGCATCAGCAAGGCGTTGAAGTTAGCTGCCATGTCGGTAAACTTCTGGTATCCGGCAACCTTTGCGTTCCGCATGAACTCGCCAGTCATAAGATAGGTGGCATCGTCAATGACGATAGACTTACGCTTGGTGCTGTGGATTGCGGCATCAATCTTGCCGTAGTCGTTTGTGATATAGGTTTTCATGTTGCTGCGGAACGGCAGCGGCTTTCCAAGCACGTTGATAACCACAACCTGTTCCGGGTCAAAGTTCCGAAGCGAAGCGGATTTACCGCTGCCGGAGTGACCGTAGACCATTACTAATACTGCCATTTTTCTTTCCTTTCTTCGGCTTCATTAGGCTTCATTGTTCTTACTTTGGCTTAACTTGGCTGTACAAAATCAGCCAGCCATCAGCTCTGCCAACTGTGCACGGAGATCTTTCAGCTCCGCTTCCCTGTCATCGATTTCAGACCGCAAGTCCTCAATCGCTGCCAGCCGGTCAGCTTCTTTCGCTTCCGCTATCTGCTCGTTGGTCATGAAGTACACGCCGTCCTCCGGCTCTGTCACGCCACCGAATCTGTCAAGGTTAATCATCTTTGGGTCTCCCTCTCTTGCGCTCCTCTTTTATTTGCAGTGCGCTGTACCACTGGTCTTTGTCGATTTCGATGGTAGACCACCGATGGTTACAAGAAATGCACTTCTTTCGGCGAACGATGCTATCGTGGTCAGACCGGCTATCAACCGTTGTGATGTTGTCGCTTCCGCACACTGGGCATTTCATTGTGCGTCCCTCCACTTGTTGGTATGAGCGGGAATGCGGTTTAACTTCCCCATCCGTTCGTTATCTTCATGCTCTTTTTCCGCGCTTACTCCAAGCGCGCACAAAACCAGAGCGGTGGCTAGTAACATCAGTGAAACAAATGCCCATATAAGCATCTGTACTGCAGTCTCGCATCCATTTATTGTATCGCCACAGCTAACGGCTACGATTGCAGCGACGATACCAAGCATGGTAAGCACGTTTCCTTTTACGGTTTTCATTTTGTCCCTTCTTTCAGAATGATATCGAATAAAAATGGTTTGCTTGCATCGATTATAACTATTGCGTTTAGCACTTGAGCTATTTTTGCAAGCGTATCAGCCTTAACGCCCGTCTTGTACGGCGCTTTATTCGGACTTGTTATGTTGTATATCGTTGGGGCTGACACTCCGCTTCTGCGGATAAGTTCCGACGCCTTCATATCGCGTTCTTCAAGAGCGGCTTCCAGCGTCATGCCTTTTCATCTGTGTCCTTTGGTTCTCTGCGTCTAAAAATCCAACCGGTTGTCATCAAAGCTCCAACACCTATGATGTACCATGTCGCCTTAGCTCCGACTAAAAGCTCGATGTGATGCACCAACCAGAAGTTCAGCAGAAACACTGCGAGAATAAACGCTAAGACAATGCCCCAGATCAGGGCGATTTCCACGAATACTTTCATCTTTATCCTTTCTTCGAATGCGTTCCAGCCGTTCCTTCTCACGGCTGTGCCAGCGGATTTCCCGCTGGCCGTAGTATTTACCATTCATAAGTCAGTTCCCCTGTTGCAAGCATCCTTGACACCTCGCCGTAATGCTTGCCCATTTTATCAGCGAGTGCTTGAACTTGCCCTACGGATGGAATCTTTTTTTTCAATTCTTTCTTGTTCAGATTTCGTTCTCTTCTCATTTTTTGATGTTCTGAAATGCTTGTAAAAGAAGCTTCTTTTGCGCATTCTTTATGATATTTTTGAGCCGCAGACGTTTTAATCATTGGCTCTCCGCACCATTGACAAGTGGTTTTTACTGGCACAAATCTATGACTTTCTTTCAATACTTTTCGTCTTGCTCTCTTTTGCTCCATCGAAACTTCCCTTTTGCAATCTGAGCAATATTTTTTTGTAGGGTTGACTGCGCCGAGTAGAATACCACAGCGCTCACAGTATTTAATCTCCACGCTGCTCTCCTGCTTTCTTCTTGGCTTCCCGGTTGTGGCGTTCAAAGCACTGGTCCAGCATTTTTTCCATCCACAGCACCTTGTTGGCTTCGTTCCGGGACACGCCCGCTGCCATTGCCAGTTTCAGTCTACGCTTGTGGCTTTGTGCTTTGCGAAATTCTATCACCAACACTCACCAGCCTTTTTGATGATGAACTCAGGCACGTTTAAGGTGACAATCTGCTCCATGTTCTGTCCTCCTTCTGCTCAATATCCAGAATCTTGCAGATGCTCTGAATAATCTTCTCCGGCTTTCGCTCACCACGAAGAATCTTGTAGAGGTACGAATCATCAAGGAACAATCCAGTATCGCTTTGAACCGCCTGAATCAGCTCCGTTTGCTTCATACCTCGCTGCAACAGCTTCATCTTCACTTCCAGCTCAAAGCCAGAACGGAAGTTTTCTTTCAAAATTCCACCTCCATTTGCTAAAATCTATTGACATGTACGGAAAACTGTACTAATATAAGGGTGTAGAGAGTTTATATTGTACAGCGTTCTGTACTGCCCATGTCTGTATTATAGTACAGACATCTGTACAAGTCAACTCTTTTGTACAAAATTCTGTGCATTTGTATACTTGCACAAATATGGGAGTGTTCTTATGTCGGACTTGTACAGCAACATCCACACACTCTGCGAAAAAGATGGCATCAAAGACGGAACTCTTTGTAGCAACATCGGGATTCGCCGCAGTTTTCTTTCCGAATTGAAAGCCGGAAGAACCAAAAGCCTGTCCGCAGAGGTTCTTTCTAAGATTGCAGCTTATTTCAACGTGTCGGTTGACTACCTTCTGACTGGCAACCAAAAAGAAAACCCGCCCCAGCAGCCGCAAAGCGAAGTTGACGCGGATATTAAATGGATTGAGCAGAAGCTAGTAGAGATGCCGAAAGAAAAGCGTGAAGCTTTGATGAATCTTATCAGGACTATGTGAGGTGACGGCGTGGGCAAAAAGAAATTTAGCAAAGAAGAACTGCTGAACGACAAAAGTTCTCACATGGGCGATAGGTTTTCATTTGCCTTCGGTGCGCTTTTCTTGGTTGCTTCATTTATTTTCCTTGTGTATTCTTCAACTGCCTTTTTAATCGTTGCAGCCATTGGGGCTGTGATGTTGATAAAAGGTAAACGCGGATACGATATGTTTCTTGAAAGAGAAAAGCTCAAAACAAAAATGTACGAAACACCTGTGTCCGCAAAGATTGTAGGCTCTGGTGAAAGCAAGAAGGCCGGAAGCGCCGCACTCCGTTCCGCTGTTGGCGGGTCAATTGCCGGATTGCCCGGGGCTGTTTACGGTGCCGCATCCGCAAAATCTAAAACCACCGTCACGTGTTATG